TACAGTGGTCAAAGACCGACGTAGGCCACCCTGACTTCCGTGAATCAAACAGGATATTTTTTATATTTTGGGAAGCGTGTAAGGCTGATAGTAGATGCTTTGGCATGTGCTACCTTAAGAACCGTCGTTCAGGTTTCTCATTTATGGCTTCATCAGAAGCTGTCAACATTGCAACTTTAGCTAAGGATGCTCGTATAGGCTTGACATCTAAGACAGGTCCCGATGCAAAGAAGATGTTTACCGATAAGGTAGTTCCGATTGCAAATAACTATCCATTCTTTTTTCAACCTGTGCGTGACGGTATGTCTGCTCCAAAGACAGAACTTGCATTCCGTGTTCCAGCTTCTAAGATTACTCGCAAGAATATGCACGAGGAGAACGAGGAAGAGATTGACGGATTGGATACAACTATTGACTGGCGTAACACAGCGGACAACAGTTATGATGGAGAAAAATTGTTATATTTGGTTGAGGATGAGGCTGCTAAGTTAGAGCGTCCTATGAACATAGAGAACGGTTGGCGAGTAAGAAAAACTTGTCTTCGTTTAGGGGCCAGGATTATTGGCAAGTGTATGATGGGTTCAACATCAAACGCACTCGACAAAGGTGGAGAAAACTATAAACGGATTTACTATGACTCAAACGTCAAGAAAAGAAACCAGAATGGTCAGACTATATCAGGTCTATATTCGCTCTTTATCCCGATGGAGTATAACTTTGAGGGATATATTGACGAGTATGGTCACGCAGTCTTAGAACGACCTGAGAAGCCTGTACGTTCAGCAGAGGGGACTTGGATAACGCAAGGGGTAATTGAGTATTGGAATAATGAAGTTGCATCGCTAAAGGCTAATCCTGATGCACTAAATGAATTCTATCGTCAGTTCCCTAGAACAGAGTCACACGCTTTCCGTGATGAGACCAAGTCATCTTTGTTTAACTTGACTAAAATCTATCAGCAGATAGACTATAATGATAGCTTAGTTCAAGACCACGTCATAACACGTGGCTACTTTCACTGGGCTAACGGAGAGAAAGACACCAAGGTTATTTGGACTCCTGATAAGAACGGTAGGTTCTTAGTGTCTTGGATACCAGGACCGGGAGTGAACAATAATTATATTACTAAAAATGGGAATAGATATCCGGGCAATGAGCATATTGGTGCGTTTGGTTGTGACCCCTACGACATCTCAGGTGCGACCTTTGGTGGATCAAACGGTTCGCTCCACGGATTGACCAAGTTTAATATGACAGGAGCCCCATCCAATACTTTCTTTTTAGAATACATTGCTCGTCCACAGACAGCAGAAATATTCTTTGAAGAGGTGCTGATGGCTTGTGTGTTCTATGGCATGCCTATACTTTGCGAGAATAACAAGGCACGTCTTCTTTATCACTTTAAGAACAGAGGCTACCGTGGGTTCTCAATGAACAGGCCCGATAAGCCAGCTCACAAACTATCATTCACAGAAAGAGAGATTGGTGGCATACCATCATCAAGTGAAGACATTAAGCAGGCACACGCTACAGCAATCGAGACCTACATCGAGCGTTTTGTGGGATTAGACATGGAGGGTAACTATCGTCAGCCTGATGAGATAGGAGATATGCCGTTTAATAAAACACTTCAAGATTGGGCTAGATTCGACGTAAATGACAGAACAAAGTTTGATGCGTCAATTAGTTCAGGGTATGCTATTATGGCAAATCAAAAGCACGTATATTTGCCTGAGAAAAAAGAGTCAAAAATAAGCATTAAATTTGCAACTTACGATAACACTGGTTCCTTCAGTAGAATTAACAAGATATGAACAAACCTCTTGGAATATTAATGCCAGATACCCAATTCACTTCGCAGTTAGCGACTGATCAGGAAAAGGCATCATGGGAATATGGCTTAAGAATTGGGCAAAGCATTTCATATGAATGGTTTGCAAAGACAGGCAATAGTTGCCGATACTATTCACAATGGATTGACTTCCATAGAGTTAGACTTTATGCTCGTGGTGAGCAACCTGTCGCTAAATACAAAAGCCAATTAGAAGTTGATGGCGATATGTCGCATATTAACTTAGATTGGACTCCTGTACCAATCATCCCTAAGTTTGTTGACATTGTTGTTAACGGGATGAATGATAGGTTATTTGAAATTAAAGCGTATTCTATAGACCCGATGTCTATTGAGAAACGTTCTAAGTTTCAAGAAATGGTGGAGGCAGATATGATTGCAAAACCTGTTTTAATGCAAGCAAAAGAATCCTTAGGTGTAGATGCATTTAATGTCCCTGAGGATGACTTGCCTGAAACACCTCAAGAGTTGTCATTATTCATGCAGCTTAAATATAAGCCAACTATTGAAATTGCGGAAGAAGAGGCAATTAATACCATACTAGAAGTAAATCATTATCAAGACGTTCGTAAAAGGGTCGACTACGATATTACAACTATTGGAATCGGTGTTGTAAAACACTCATTCGTTCCAGGTACTGGAGTTTGTGTGGAGTATGTTGACCCCGCTAACATTGTATATAGTTACACAGAATCCCCAACATTTGACGATTGTTTCTATTGGGGAGAAGTAAAGCAAGTACCAATCACAGAACTAATTAAGATTAAGCCAGACATTACAAAAGAGGATTTGTCAGAGATACAGCAATTAGGAACTGCTTGGTACAATTATTATGGGATTATGCGTCCTTACCGTAGCGATATCTTTAATAGAGATGTAGTTACATTATTATATTTTAACTACAAAACAGATAAGACATTTGTTTACAAGAAAAAATATCTTGAAAACAATGGCGTTCGTGTAATTCAGAAAGATGAGAACTTTAATCCTCCGGAAGGAACTGAAGAAAGGTTTGAAAGAATTGAGAAGAGAATTGACGTATGGTACGAAGGTATTATGGTACCTGGATCTCCTTATTTACTTAAGTGGGAGCTTGCTCGCAATATGGTTCGCCCTAAATCTGTTTCTCAGTATGCGTTACCACAATATATAGCTATTGCTCCAAGAATGTACAAAGGCATCATTGAGTCATTGACTCGTCGTATGATTCCTTTTGCTGACTTAATTCAAATGACCCATCTTAAATTGCAACAAGTTCTACAACGTGTTGTGCCAGATGGTGTGTTTATTGATGCTGACGGTATTAATGAGGTTGATTTAGGTACAGGTGGTGCTTATAATCCTGAGGACGCTCTTCGTTTGTATTTCCAAACGGGTAGTGTTATTGGACGTAGCATGACAACTGATGGTGACTTAAACCATGGACGTATACCTATTCAAGAATTAAATAGCAATAGTGGCCAAGCAAAAATTGCATCATTAATTGGAGCATACAATCAATACTTAAGTATGATTCGTGATGTAACAGGATTGAATGAAGCACGTGATGGATCAACTCCACACCCTGATGCATTAGTTGGCGTTCAGAAACTTGCGGCACTTAATTCAAACACAGCAACTCGTCACATACTAGAAGCGAGTCAGTTTATTTCACGCAAATTAGCTGAGGCATTATCACTTCGTATTGCTGACGTATTAGAATACTCTGACTTTAAAGAGCAGTTTGCTATGCAAATTGGCAAGTATGCTGTGAACATGTTGGAAGAAATCAAAGATTTGTACTTGCATGACTTTGGTATCTTTATTGAGGTGTCACCTGACGAAGAAGAAAAAGGTCAGTTAGAAGCCAATATACAAATGGCCCTACAGCGTGACCAAATAAGTTTAGAAGATGCAATTGATATTCGTCAAATGAAGAATATTAAGTTAGCGAATGAACTACTTAAACTTAAGAGAAAGTCTAAGCAGAAGTTAGATATGCAACAAAAGCAGGCTGAAATTCAGATGCAAACTCAAGGCAATATCCAATCTTCTCAAGCATCAGCTCAGGCTGCATTACAAAAAGTACAAGCAGAGGCTCAAGCTAAAGCACAACTTGCTCAAGCACAAATGAATTTTGATATTCAACGTATGCAGGCTGAAGCACAAATTAAAGAACAACTTATGGCTGTTGAGTTTAACTATAACATGCAACTTAAAGGCATGGAGGTTAGTCAAATCAAACAGCTAGATATGGACAAAGAGAAAGCAAAGGATGATCGCACAAAACTTCAAGCTACTCAACAATCTAAGTTAATTGAACAACGTCAAAAAGACCTTCCAGCAATGAACTTCGAAAGCGAAGAAGATTCGTTGGATGGCTTCAACTTGGAGCAATTTAACCCAAGATAATTTTTATTATTACTTTTGTGCAACTAAATTAAATTAAATGGATAATATTCAAGTAAAACTGGTAGACTTCGAAGAGAAGTCTGTAGCAGAAGTTGAGCAACAATTGCTTGACGAACATGCTGAAAAGACCGCTCCTATAGAGGAGATGGCCGCAGAGTTAAATGCAACTACCGAGGCAACTCAGGAAGTTATTGAAAGTCAGCCACAATTTGGCGACAACGACGTTCTTTCATATTTGAAAACCAAATTCAACAAGGAGGTAAACTCTTTGGATGAATTATTTACAGAAAAGCCACAGCCTCAACAGGAGTTACTACCTGAAGATGTTAATGCTTTCTTAAAATTTAAGAAAGAGACAGGGCGTGGCTTAGAAGATTTCTACCGTGTTAACCAAGACTTTTCTAAGGTTAACCCAGAAAGACTTCTAGCTGACTACATGCGTGAGACTAATCCTGATTTTGATGATGAGGATATCGCATTTGAATATGAATCAAAGTTTAAATACGATGAGGATTATGATGATGAGAAAGAAATCAAGCGTAAGAAGTTAGCACTTAAAAAAGAACTTGGCAAGGCTGCAAAGTACTTTGAAGAACAAAAGGAAAAATACAAAGCTCCCCTTGAGTCGAGGATGGAGTCTACTATTCCTGCTGAGGACAGAGAGGCTTTGGAATCTTACAAGCAATATATCAGCCAATCTACTGCTGCGCAGCAAGATCAGGCTAAAAAGTCGGAGTACTTTATAAATAAGACAAACGAATTATTCTCTGATGAATTCAAAGGTTTTGATTTCAAAGTTGGAGATAAGGAAGTATCTTATAAACCGGGAACTCCAGAGCAGCTGAAAGCTCAACAAACAGACATTTCCAAATTCTTTAGCAATTTTGTTAACGAAGAAGGATACATTAAGGATGCTAAACAGTATCACAAAACAATTGCTGCGGCAATGAACCCTGATGCGATGGCCAAATTCTTTTATGATATGGGCAAAGCAGATGCAATTGATGATTCAGTTCGTCAAAGCAAGAACATTGATATGAGCGTTAGAAATGCTCCACAAAATATCGATAAAGGCGGATTTAAAGTAACAGCATTGGATAGTGATCATGGTAACAGACTTAAGATTAAATCTTTAAAAAACTAAAACCAAAAAACAAAAACAATGGCTGGATCAGTTCAATCTACCCCGGGCTTTCAATTAGAGCCCTCAGCGGTAAAGGCAACATTGCCTACAAACTACATTACTAACTTCGACTTCTTAAACCAGTATCTACCTGATACTTACGAGGCTGAATTCGAGCGTTATGGTAATCGTTCTATTGCATCTTTCTTACGTATGGTAGGTGCAGAATTGCCTTCTAACTCTGACTTAATCAAATGGGCAGAGCAAGGTCGTTTACACACTAAGTATGTAAACTGTACTTCAGCAGCTGCTGCAGGACAAGATACAGCTGTGTGGACTGTTGAAGATGCAGATGTAACTGTTAACTTCCGTGTTAACCAAACTGTATTCTTATCTGCTAACGCTGGTTCTGCTTCTGATAAAGCGGTTATCACTGCAGTAGATACAACTGCTAACACTTTCACTGTGGCTTACTATGCTGCTTCAGGACAATCAATCGCTGTAGATACTGCTTCTACTGCTTT